AACTTGTGAATCAGCTATCTTTTTCTTACATGTTTCTACCACCCATTCCTTAGTTGATTGATTCATTTTTCCATATCCAAAGTGAATTGATGTAGCTTCCATGGTGTTTTCAAATATTTTTCTGTTTTTCCAGTATACACCATACATTAAATCGGGGTTCCATTTTTTGGCTGAATCTATAATCCACTTATCCATTGCTTCTGAATCATTTACATTGGGCGCCTCTTCGTGACACTCACTGCAAAGTAATCTATAATTATGTGGCTCATCTACTCCACCTAAAGACTTTGGAATCACGTGACATCTTTCAGTTGGTCTTTCTTCAGCACATCTGAAACATCTTTTATCCATAGCATCTGCATCGACTGGATAACCCATTTCACTAATATTGGCTTGACACCATTCAACTATTTTCTTTTTAGATGTTTTCATTAGGCTACCATCTCCACGAATTTGTTAACAAAGATTCTTTCGCTTTTGCGATCCGTTTGATTCTTAACGAATGCTCTTGCTAATTGAGCGTCACTCAAACCTTCGGTGTGAACTTGGCTGAAATCGTTAGAATCGTTAAGGTTAACTTTCTTTCTGTTGTTGATAAGGAAAACTCTGTCGTAACCTTCGTCTCCGTCACGAGTAATGATACCAGCTTTGCTGAATACTTTTTTCTCGTCGGAAGTTAAAGGGTCATACCCGGCTGAATAAACGTCGGATGCTTGGTCCATTAGGAAAAAGTGAGTCAATGTCGCTCCTGTAACATCTTTGAGATGCTGATTGATTTGGCGTTGGATTGAACGTCTTTGGCGGAAATCACTTCTGCCAAATTCGATTGTCTTGCCGAATAGTTTACCGATTCCAGTATACTTACTGTGACCCGTGTTGTAGAAGCTAAGACCGTTACCTTCGCCATCTGTTAGAATCATCGCGTGAGTTTTTTGAATCTTGTATTTTGCTTGAAAGTCTTTTATGATTTGTGTCAGTATGATAGTTGAATCGGCAAGTGGAGTACCACCCAACTGCTCGTATTCTGAAACTGAATTGTAATTGTAAGAGAAAAGTGAAGCTGTGACAAACATTCCGTAGATTGCTTCGTTGAAAGCTGTCTTTTTCAAATCACTTGAGATAAGCTCTCTCACTTGAGTGCGGGAGAAATCAATCGTGCAATGGTCAGGTGCGATATGGGTTTCTTTACCATAATCATTTGTGAAACCATAAACTTTGAAAGGAATGCCAACTGCTTTACAGAAGAGTGAAAGGTTAACCATTTGTTTGTAAATGTCGCTAATCACACGATTCATAGAGCCAGACATATCCACTAGGAAAACCATTCCGTGAGATTTGGCATCTGCTAGATTGGTTACTGAATTGAAAATGTCCTCGCTGTATTTGTAAGCGTGGATTTTGTTAACGTCCAATTTGCCAGTCTTAGCCGTTGTGGCTCTTGAGTATTGATAGGCTGACTTTTTCATCTCGAACTCCATCTTGAGGTTGTTGACGAATTTTTTGGAAGTAGCTTTGAAATTTTTGAATTTCTCGATTGTTCTAGCATCAGCTGCCCAGCTTGACCAGTACTCGTTTTCTAGTCTACCTTTTCTGATATTGCTGTAAGGAACCACCGCTGACATCATATCCATTCTGCTTGGCTCTACAAAGTTGAAATACTCGCCGTGGTCTTCTTTGTCAAGTCTGTCGGCATCAAGTGTTTTGTCTAAAGCTTCTTGAGATGCGACTCGTAAATTTGATGGAACGTCGTCTCCGGCTCCGTCACCTAGCATTTGCTCTTCGGTTGAATCGTCTTCTTCTCCGTCGTCGGTCACGTCGCCAGCTTCTGGAGTGTAATTTTCTTCGTCCTCGTCAGAAGGCTCGACTCCATTAGAATTTGAATCGTCTTCTTCGTCGGTCTCGTCTTCGCCATCTGCTGTCCAATCTGAATTTGATGAAGTGGTTGAATCACCCTCTTCTTCGTCTTCTGTCATTTGGTCAATTAGGTCTTTACCAAGCTCTTCTAGTTCTGAAATCTCGTCATCACTAAGAGTATTGCCATCGTCATCTGTCACTGATTCGTGAGCATAAATTGCGTTACATGCTTCGAGAACTTCGTCAAATGTATTAGCTGAGAAGCATTTGTCAACGAGAGGTTTCTCTTCGTCACTGAATGGCACATCAACTAAATCACGAAGTTTAGCTTTGATATTGATTCTGTCGATTAGGCATCTGTCAGCCATATCGATGTCATCTAGTTTGAAAAAGTTTTTATTGAAAAGAGAAGTATAACCACCTTTGAAAGAACGAATCAAGCCAGGATATTCTGCTTGAATTAGTCGCTCGATTCTGATGTCTTCAATCACATTACAAACTGAAAAAGGAGCACCCTTGCATCGTTTGTTGAATTGCTCACATGCGTCACTTGGTGTGTGTAATGCGTGAGAAACTTCGTGGCCGATGAATAAGTCAAGCTCGTCGTTAGTAACGTTTTCCCATAGTGGAAGATTTAGAGTCCGTGACGCTAAATCGAAAGAGGCTGTCTCAAAGTTGCCTCGTACCGTAGTGATGTTTTCTCTGGCCAGAAGTTTGGCCACCATTGACTTGACGTCAGTGGTCATCAATCTTTTTATTTTATCATCGGTAGTTTCAATCATGTCTATATTATATCATACGTTTCTTAAACTGTACAATAAAATTATAGTGTCTAAACCCTTTATTCACAAGGGCTTGTAAACTATTTAAAAAACTTCGTGATGTTTTTATAAGTGATTCGGCACCAAAGACTTACGAAAATTTAACCCTTTTGTGGGTGGTTTTTGCTAGTCTTTTCTTTCTTTCGAACTTAGTTGATGCGTCGTATTTTCTTGGTCTATCTTTCTTTTTCATTAAATATATCTACCCATTTGAGAACCTGAGCCGGCCTGTTTATGAATCCTTTTCATAACAGAACCCCATTCGCTACCACTACCAGATAATCCAGCCTTCTTTTCTTTGTTGTTTACCAAGTCGTAGCCGTGAGTTGCTGCTTCAAAGACTCTAAATACTTTACCTTCTATCTCACATAATGGACAAGGTTCGGACAATGGCTTTTTACATTCTGCCATTGGTAAATTTACGTCGAATTTCTTATCGCATTCTTCACATTCAAATGTATATATCATAAAATTATTTATACTAGAAGTCTATGCGATAACCTAAAAATATTTTATTGCGAAATACATCGGCATCGTCGTTAAATAGATGCAGGCCTTGATATCCTAATTCATAGTAATGACTATGATTTCGTTTCCAAGATAATGTGATACTTTCAACTATCACTTTTTCATCACGATATAAATCGTATGCGTCATATCTATTATAGCCCTGTTCGTATTTGTTATGCATAGTCATTAACATAGCACTTATTTCAAGCTTAGGCGTGATTGGATACTTTGCCATAATCTGTGTTTTAAATGTTTCTTTTGTATTCCAATATGCAATAGAACTATCTACGACTTCATATATTGCGTTGAATCCTAATACGGTTCCTTTTGGAGTAAAGAATGTAATATTGGCTCCATACGTTGGTGTGTCTATTATTCCGCTTATACCTTCTTCACTAAATGACTCACCTTTAATATAACCAAGATTACCTTTTATAATCATAAATGAATTAGGCACATAAGATAATTGAGCCTGAACCATTGACTGTTCAAATCCACCACGATCGCCATTGTATTCTAAATCAGCATATGTATATATTAGTTCACCTATAAATCTTCTATTCATAATCCTTTCATAAGTGAAAGTATATGTGTCTTTCCAAAAGTCTCCGTTGGTTAAAACGTTTGGAGACAGCTCAGCATTTTCTGACCAAGCCTTTGCATAGGCTTCGTGTTTTATTTTTATCTTATCTAGATATTTGTAATGCCATGTAAGTTGATAATGCCATTTACCCATAAGGAATGTAATGTCTGCAACATCATCAAATCCTGTTGGTTCTTTTTCAGCATGAGATAAAAATCCACCTAATTCAAATTGAAGCTTGGGTGTAAAGTTAGCCTGTTTCTTAAACATAGCATTACCAAATATAAATCTACGACTATCTGCTTGACGATATCTAAGCTCTGGTGTAGCCGTTGCTTGGAATAAGTCATCTTTATATGCTATCTTTAATGTTTGAGAATAGAATAAAGAATCGTCTTTTGCTGCGCCAGATGCGGCAGTAAAAATATTGTCATCATAGAATACACGACTGTATGATGTAAACTTTACTTTTAGTTCTGGTGGAAGTAGATTCTCTTCACTTCCAGTAGTCGTATTCGCACCACACAACGATAATAAGGAACACCACGATAGTCCACATAACAAAAACTTCCACATTATTCATGCCTCTTTCTAATTGCTACAAATAAGAATGCACCAAATGCAATTAATAAAGCATATGTAGACAATTCTGGTATAACGGTTATATCAACTGCGCCTGGGCCCGTAATCTCTAAAGAACCATAACCCACTACCTTCGGGTCAAATGTAGTAATGATTGCCCAATAGTCTGTTTCGGCTTCGAGCGTACCTGTTAAACTGAATAGTAAATCACCATCATTATTTTCTCCATCATAGTTAGGATTATCATCGTTATCTGCAAAGTATAATGGATTAGTTGGTGTCAATATATTTGGCACTTCGTCGTAAACATAAATCATTGTATCTGCTTTCCACGATGGTGTATTAGGAGCAATAAAATTATAGCTTTCATTTGTTGTATAATCTTCATCTACTCCAACATACGCTGCGTCGAAATATGTATTCTTGATTCTATAATCACCGCTCGTATCGACTGTAAATCTTGCTAAGTCATAAGCATATAACCCTTCGTCGTATTGAGAGTTACCATTGGGTCTTAAGTATGATTGATACTTTACATCCAAATAAAATTGAGAGAACGTAATAGTAGTTAACTCAATAGTTGGTGGTGTAGGTTCAATAATCGGTAGGGGTCGAGTTGTTGGCTCGATAATAACGGCATGCGCTATTGTTGTGGTGAATAATAGTAGTGATAGTAGTTTTTTCATTTTTTTATTTTCTAAATATGTTTCCTAAAAATCCAAATATCTGTCCGAACACATCTAATTGTTTTTTTAACCAGCAATCTTTTGGTATGAACATAAAGAGAACAGCCAATATACCAATACTTGCTATTGCTATCTGAATTAAGTTTCCTTTTGCGTCTTGTATTAAATCAACTAACATAATTTTCCTTTCTATTGATTATTGCTTACTATGGCTCCCACGGGAGACACCACGTGATGTATGTTGTCTAATGGTGTCTCCACATTTGGAAGTTCACCAAAGTCAACGTCAGAGTGAGGTTTAATATCGTTCATCATTTCTATACCTTCAGAAGCATCAAATTCAACTTCTGGTATTGCAATATCATCGACCTCAGCGACTTCAACTTCTGGTTCTATGCTGCCTGAATCTCCGTTCGAACTTGGGGCGGGTGGTACATCCGGTTGAGTAACTTCTGGCGCTTGCGCTTTTGGTTCTCTCGTTTCACCTGCTTCCGAGTCTGTAGGTCCAGTGTCTGATAGAATTGAGTTGTTGTCATCTTGTGTTTCGCTTTCTCCTTGGTCATCTGCGGGCTCATCATCTCCACCTCCGAATAAATTGGAGAATAACCCACTAGATTTTTTTGGTTCTGATTTTGGCTCAGCTTCGGGTTCTGAGTCATTAGATTCTTGTGGCTCGGCTTCTGGCTCGGGCTCAGGTTCTGCTTCTGGCTCTGCCTCTTCTTCAACCGGCTCTTGTGTTTCTTCAGTAGTTTCTTCTACCTGTTCTTCTTCAGGTTCCTCTGCTTCTTCATCGTCATCACTACTAAAGAAAGAAAATAATCCTTTCTTCTTTTTAGGTTTCTCTTCTGCTTGTTCTTCTTCAGCAGGTTCCTCAGCCTTTTCTTCTTCTACAGGTTCTTCTGCTTTCTCTTCTTGTTTAGGCTCTTCTTTTTCTTCTTCAGCTGGCTCTTCAGATTCTTCTTCTGATTCCTCAGCCTCTTCTTCTGCTTCTTCCTCTACAGGTTCTTCAGATTCTTCTTCTTGCTCCTCTTCCTCTTCTTCCTCGTCCTCGTCATCACCAAAAAGGCCAAACAAACCTTTCTTCTTTTTCTTTTTCTTTGGCTCTTCTTCTGATTCCTTATCTTCTACTTTTTCGTCAGATTCTTCTTTAGATTCCTCAGTGTTTTCTTCAGTGTTTTCTTCAGTGGATTCAGCTCCTTTGTCAGCTGTTTCTTCAGTTGACTCGGTTGTTTCCGTTTCTTCAACAGTTGATTCAGTATCTTCAATGATAGGTGCATCTGGCTCTGGGTTAGGTGTTTCAGGTGGTGGCGCTGGTGGGTCTATGTTTGGTATATCAACACCAACTATTGTTGTAAAGGACGCTAACGGATCGTGCCAACCAATATTTGGATGCTCGAACTCGAACTCTTCCCATTTCTCTTCTGCAATAATTGCGACCTCTCGTGTTTCTTCGACCACAGTATCGACTTGAAAATAAGTTGCAGAACTGATCGCGATTACTCCAGCGGGCCCCAGTGCTGCAACTTGGCTTCCTACATGTTCTAGGAAACCTGGTGCTTTCTTTAACTCTTCGGTAACGGCACCACTACCTCCACCTCCGCCTTCCTCGTCCTCAAACTCAAAACCAGGTTGAACTTCTTCTAATAATTTAGCAGAAGCTTCTTTTAATAGTTCTAATTCTTCGTTCTTTCTATCAGGTTTTGCCAACCTGCGGACAGCATTGATTGCTTCTTCCAAAGATAGTTCTTCTTCAGTTTTATTTTGGTCTTTTTTGGCCATTCCCTATTTTCCTTTTCTTCTATTTAGGAAAATTAGGGTTTTAGCAGCCTTTATTTCACCACCAATCAGGTGTATTTCTATTAGTCCAAGCCATTTTAAAGGTTTTGGCGTGGTAATATGTGCGATAAGCCTGGACTGTATCTTCTTGTTTACATTCTTCAAACATTGCTTGACGAAATGGTGTCATCTTACAATGAGGTATATTCTTAGGCAACTGAAGTAAAGCACCTCTCAACAGATAATCAGTCTTATGCACTTTCTTATAACGATGTACGTATTCATCACAAAGAGCATTAAATAAATCCCAGTGCCAATTGTAATTCTCGTTTGATTCCATTGTCCATATAGTACAAGGATGTTTAGCATGAACTGCTTTATATAGTTTATCTTCTCTTTCGTCGGTAAGTTCATAATGCCATTGCATCGTCTTACCAGATTTAGACGGTTTCTTTACCGGTGTACCGTCTAAAATACGATGAGCGGTTGAAAGCATTTGGGCTGATTCAACAATCATCTTAACCACATGTTTATCACAATGTTCTTCAGCGGCTTTTTTAGGATTCTTGTCTAGTACAAATATATTCATTTTTAACCGTTAATATGGTTTTTAAGTTCAATAATGAGAGTAGCTTTTTTCTTACGTCTATCGAGTTCAATACCAACAGTGCGACCATATTCTTCTAATTGATTTTTAGTCATCTTATTCAGATTAGGCGTCTTTTGGTGTTCTGTGCCGACGTGGGTCATACTTTCAGCTGGTGTTTCATCTGGTATGTTGTGTAATGAAGTACCCAATGCATCTACGTCACCGAGTAGTTTATCTGTGGTTGCTTTGAACCAATTTACTAATTTATTAATCATTTTATTTTGAGGTTTGGAAAAGCTTCTTTCATAAGCTCTTTGGTGAATGTTGGAAAAAGAGTAGCAAGATTTCTATCTTTCAAACATAATAGAATTTTAGCATCGCCTTCATGTACTTCATTAAGCAGTTCAGTATAGATACGTTCTCTTTCCCATTGATGTCTGCTCATTTCCATGCTTTGAAGTAGTTTCATAAAATGTTTCTTTTGAAGGGCTGGGCCATCTTCTTTAAACTCTACACCAGGTGGTTCACCTTCTGGCATCTTTAATACATTACTTTTTGCATAACAACCTTGAATTAGTGACAAGGTTATTGTATCTTTTATTTCTTTTAGCTGGTCAACTTTGCGCTTATGTTGTTTCAGCTTATCTATCTTTTCTAATTTTTCGTATATACTCATATTACCTCCTATGAAAATCACCTACTGATTCGATTAGATTATTCAATCTATTGACAATCAAATAATTCAATACTTTCATGTTAGGTGTTGATTTAATATTATTATAATTGTTTAAAATTCTTTCTTTGATTTCACTTGGTATCTGTTCTAGGTCAATCACTTTACTGTTACGTTGCCAATTGCGATATGCTTGAGATGGCATTATAGATTCTAGATTATCAGATTCTAACCATGTGTCAATCTTCTTTTTAGATAGTGGTGATTGTCTTTTGTCGTCACTACATAAAGAGTCATCATCTGATAAAACATTTGGAACTCCATCTCCACTGTCACCTCTCATAATGTGCTCTTGTAAATATCTAACAGGGTCTTTATCTTCAAGTAATTTACGAGTCAAAGGACTGTATTGTTTTACATTAGAATACTTCTGCAATTGAATAAAGTCTTTATCTGCAGAGATAATCATTACCGGTTCATGTTTACCAAACTCTTGTGTTTCTTGAACTATGGCCGCGATAATATCATCTGCTTCTACTCCATATTCGTGAACTACATCAAATGGTAAGTTCTCTGCGATTTCATTCCTAATCTTTGTAAAGGTTTGAAAGATTGAATCCCAATCTTTTGTATCTTCTTCTCTGCCTTTCTTGCGATTAGCTTTATACTGGGGAAAATAATCTTTTCTCCACGAGCCACCGTCTGCACATATAACCATCTTACCATATTGGTCACGGTACTTTTCATTATGCATACGTAGCGAATTTAAAATAAAATGACGAATGAGTGCTTCATCTTCACCGCCACCTCTGGCGAATAGAGCTCCCATCGCAATACCTGAATAATCTACTAATATCATTATATACTATACTATATTATTTTAGTAAAATGTCAACCGTTTTTCTTGAGAATATGCTTTC